CCAACAACACGATCAACGGCGTGTCGACGCCGAAGGTCACGGTCCATCGGAAGGGGCTGTAAAGGAGTGTCGCCCATGCCCGCCATTCCGTACACCAAGACCGCCACCACCGACGGCGCCTGGGATGCCGGCGCGAACGTCAAGCGCCTGCCCGGGAAGAAGGCGGCGCTGCGGGCCGCGCACGCCTGGGTCAGCGCGGACGGCGATCCCGACGCCAAGGGGTCGTACAAGTTTCCCCATCACGAGGTGCACGGCAATGGCACCGTGGGCGCCGCGAACACCCGGGCCTGTTCGGCGATCATCGCGGCGCTCAACGGCGGCCGCGGCGGCGCCGCTCTTCCGGACGCCGATCGCACGGCCGTGTACCGCCACGCGGCCGCGCATCTGAAGGCCGCCGGCAAGGAGGCGCCCGAACTGAAATCGCTCGACCAGATCGCCTCCGAGCAGCGCGGCGACGACGAGGTCGAGCGCCGCGTGTATCGCGGCACGGTGGAACTCGAGCAGCGTGACGGCGCGGACGAGGCCAAGGGGCAGAAGATCCGCGGCTACGCGGCCGTCTTCAATCAGGAGACGATGATCGGATCGCCGCAGTGGGGCTTCCGAGAAATCATTGCGCCTGGCGCGTTCACCGACGCGATCAAGCAGGACGACGTCCGCGCGCTGTTCAATCACGATGCGAATTACGTCCTCGGCCGGAACAAGAGCGGCACGTTGCGGCTCGTCGAGGATGACAACGGGCTCGTGTACGACATCGACCCGCCGGACACGCAGGTCGCGCGGGATCTCATCAGCCTCTTGTCGCGGGGCGATGTCGATGCGTCGTCGTTCGCGTTTCGCGTCATCGAAGACAAGTGGCAGTACACCGATCAGGAGTCGGATGAGCGGCCGCTGCGGACGGTGCTCAAAGTCGAACTCTTCGACGTGTCGCCGGTGACCTACCCGGCGTATCCACAAACGACATCAGGAGTCTCCGCGAGGGCGAAACACATGGCCAACCAACAGCACGAGACACGCCTGCGACGGGATGACAGCGGCGACGGCGACAGCGGCGTGGACGCCGCGACGAAGACCCTTGTCGACGTCGCGCACCGCGATCTCATGACGGCGCATCACTCGGTCCGCAAAGCCCTCGCGGCGCTCGGCATCACGGGCGTGCCGGACCAGGAAGAAGATCCCCTGACGGGCGAGGGCGGCTCGGGGTTGGATACGGGTCGATCGAAGCGCGACGGATCCGGTGGCGACTCCGCCATGTACTACGCCGGCCATGCGATGCGGCACGGGAGCGCGTCGGCCGTGCATTCGGCGTCGCAGCTGCGCGCGCTCTGTCGCGACGCGAATGACGACGACGGATCAGGCGACGGGGACGGGGCGACGGGCAGTGACGCGGGCGGCGCCGGCGCGAATGCCGCGACGCACGACCTCGATCTGCGCACGGCCGAACTCGAACTGGAATTGCTGCGGTAAAATGCCTGAGGTTTCCCCCACGACCGCGCGGCGCGTCGACCTGGCGGCGGACGGCTTTCACACCGTGCGCTGCTCGAATGAACGCTGTCGCCATATCGTCTTTCGGTACCGCCGCGACACCGTCGTCGCTGGCGGGGTCGTGATCGAAGTGAAGTGTTCGTGTAACACGATCAACACGGTCCGCTTGCTCGCACGCACGACGCACTGACGCTCGCTCGCCCTCGTTCATCTAAAGCCCGCTGAGGCTCCGTGAGGCCCTACGCGCGAAGGCCCCTAACGCGCGGTTGGGGGCCGTGTGTGGCCCCGGAGGGATCAGTGATGACCACGGAAAAACTTCGAGCCGAACGCCAGAAAGCGCTCGCCGATGCGAAGGCGATCATCGACGGCGCGCGCAAAGCGCAGCGTGGCCTGACCGCCGACGAATCAAAGCAGATCGAGGACCTGAAGCGCCGCGCGAACGAGATCCACGACGACCTCGATCGGACCGCGCACCACGGCACGACGGAACTCGAGCGGCTGCGCATCGAGGCCGAGGAGCAGAATCGCAGCGGCGGCACCGGCCGGCAAGCGCCGTTCGATCGCACCTTCGGCGACGGCATCCATCTCGAGAACCAGCAGGAACGGGACCAGGTCGTGTCGCGGCTGTTCTTCGCCATCGCGAACGCGAAGGGCGACAAGCGCCACGCGCTCGACTACAGCCGGCGGATGTTCGGCGAGAACTATCCGCTGACCAAGGCGCTCGAGAAGGACATTCACGAGGCGGGCTTCGCGTTCCCGCGCATGATCCGGACCGAGGAAGAGCGCGCGCTGGCGGCCGGCGACGGGCCGGCGGGTGGCTTCGCCGTGGCCGACGAGTGGTCGCAGGACATCATCGAATTCCTGCGTCCGGCCTCCGTGGTCGTGAAGTTCGGCGGGCCCACCCTGCCGATGACCACCGGCACCCTGCGCCTGCCGCGCATCAGCGGCGGTGCCTCCGCCACGTACGTCGGCGAGAACGTCGCCGCCGTCAAGACGCAGCAGACGTTCGGGCAGGTCGTCGCGAACTTCAAGAAGCTGACCGCGCTCGTGCCGATCAGCAACGACCTGCTGCGGTACGCGTCGCGGAACGCGGAGACGATGATCCGCGGGGACCTGGTCGGGGCGATGGCGCAGCGCGCCGACCTCGCAGCGATTCGCGACAACGGCACGGCGTCGACGCCGAAGGGCATCCGGTACTGGGCCCCGGCCTCGGGCATCATCTCGGCGCAGACCGGCCAGACCCTCGCCACGGTCATTCAGGACCTCGGCAAGCTGGTCGTGCAGCTGCGCAACAACAACGTGCGGTTCCTGAAGCCCGGCTGGCTCTTCGCGCCGCGCATCTGGAACTTCCTGCTGACCGTCACGAACACGAACGGCTTCTACGTGTTCCGCGACGAGATGCTGTCGAAGGGCACGCTCTGGGGCTATCCGTTCCAGGTGACCACGCAGATCCCGGTCAACCTGTCGGACGTCTCCGCGGGCACGGCGGGCAGCGAGGTGTATCTCGCCGACTTCGCCGACCTCGTCACCTGCCAGGCGACGCAGCTCCTCGTCGATTCGTCGACGGAAGCGGCGTACGTCGATGGCTCCACCACACAGGCGGCCTTCTCGCTCGATCAGATGGTCATCCGGACGATCCTCGAGCACGACTTCGTGATGCGGCACGACTTCTCGATCGCCGTGCTGACGGGCATGACCTGGGCGTAAACCATCTGGCCGCGTGACGTGGCCCTTTCGTTGGGAGATTGGAACATGCACAAGGACATTGGTCGGTACGTCGACTACGGCGTCACGGTGATCGCGCCGCAGAACCTCGCGGCCGGCACCTCGATGACCAACACGAGCGGCAACACGACGGGCCAGGCCGACGCGATCACGGGCCCGGTCGTCGACCGGCTCGCGCTCGGCGGCGCGCAGGCCGTGCGCGTCTATCGGTCTGCGATCCTCTCGTTCGCGGTCGAATCGGTGCTGCCGGCGGCCTTCACCGCGGGCCTCGCGTTCAAGCTCCAGGACGCCGCGGGATCGAGCGGGCCGTTCGCGGACTACACCTCCGGCACGCAAGCGAGCCCGGGCGTGACGATCGGCTCGACGTCCACCACGGCGCTCGTCACGCTCGAAGGCGGCGGCGGGACGACCGCGAGCAATGCGGCGGCGCTGACCGGCAACGCGGATGTGTTCCGCCTGCCGATCGATCTCGGGGCGGCCCGTCGGTACCTGCAAGTGGTGGCCGTGCCGCAGCTCTCGTCCTCGAGCTCGGGCTACATCGCGCTCGGCGCGAAGCTCGAATTCGGCGGAGCGGAGGAACTCGCCTCGACCTCGTAACCCCCGTAACGCACTCACGTCGGGCCGGCGGCTAAGGGCCGTCGGCCCGCTTCGAAAGGACGCGCATGGAGAACAAGGACTACATCGTCAAGGTCAAGGTGCTGCGGCGCTGGCACGGATCGCCGGTCAACAAGGACGAGATCTGCGGCATTCCGCTCTCGATGGCCACCGCGCTCGCCACGATTCCCGATCTCAATGGCGGACCGGCCGTCGAGATTCTCTCGAAGGAGGCGGTGCCGGCGACCGAGGGCATCGGCGCCGATCCGTGGTTCGGCACGGGCGGCAACCAGGCGGCGCTCTACGAGCTGGTGAACGAACTGCTCGCGGAACTGAAGGCGGAGCGCGCCCGCCACAAGAAGAACTGATGGAGCGATCCCCGACGTCGATCGTCCTGATTCGGTTTCTGCAACCGGCGCGGCCGTTTGGCGTGGGGGATCTCGTCGAACTGACCTGGCGTGAGGCCGAGGGCCTCATTCGCCAGAAGGTCGCGGAGCTCGTCGAGCCGCGGACCGTGGGGATCGAAACGCGATGACGAAAGACTCTCTGACCGGGATTGATACCGGCTCCACACGCCGAGACGGATTTGAACCGCCGACCTCGCCCTGGGACGGAGTGGTTACCGCTGCGAGCGCGCTCTACCTGGCTGAGCCATCGTGTGCGGGCTTCATGCGCACGTCCATCCGTGCGGCAGAGAGTCTAGGGGAAGAGTAAAACTGAATGACCTTCATCAGCAACCTCTCCCCGTGGCCGCCGCTCCTGCCGGCGCCGCCCTATGCCGTCAACTGGGGGCTGAAACTCGTGACGCCGCCGGCCGTCGAGCCGATCAGCGTCGCGATGCTGAAGAACCACGCGCGCATCGAGATCAGCGACGACGACGTCTCCGTCTTGCCGCGCTTCATTCGGGCGGCGCGCCGCCAGTTCGAGCGCGACACGAATCGGTTCCTCGTGACGCAGACCTGGAACCTCCTGCTCGATGCGTTTCCGCTGCGATCGATTCCCATCCTCGTGCCGCGGCCGCCGCTCCAGAGCGTGGTGTCGATTGTCACGGTCAACACTGATCAGTCGCAGGCGACGATGGACCCGACGACCTACCTCGTCGACACGGCGAGCGAGCCGGGGCGCATCGGGCTGATCGACACGTCGATCTGGCCGCAGAACCTGCGATCGTTTCAACCGATCACGGTGCAGTTCGTCGCCGGCTACACGGGCAGCGCGCGCGGTGGCGGCATCGCCACGGCGGCGTGGGGCAACACCTTCGTCACGATCACGACGAATACCGCGCACGGCCTCGGGACGGGCGAGATGGTCGTGATCGCGGGCATGACGCCGGCCGGCTACAACGGCACGGTCGAAGTGACCGTGCTCAACGCGACGCAGTTTACGTATCCGCTGACGACCAACCCGGGCGCCGCGACGGTCCTGGGCACGGTCGCCGATCTCGGCGTGCCGGATGAAGGCCTCGAGGGCATTCTGCTCCTCGCCGCCCATTTCTACGAAAACCGTGAAGCGAGCATCGTCAGCGATCGCCGCATCACGGTGCAGGACATGCCCATCGGCTACGACGACGCCGTCGAGTCCTTGCGCGTGCCGTACGTGAGCTGATGCGCAGCGGCGCCCTTCGACAGCGCGTGCAGATTCAGAGTCCGCCGACGACCGCCGACGGCATGGGCGGTTTCACGGGCACGTGGACGCCGGTGGCGACGACCTGGGCGCAGATCGATCCCCAGAGCGGCGCCGAGCGCATTCAAGGCGACCAGGTGACCGCGCTGATGACGCACACGATCGTGATCCGGTATCGCCCCGGCATCGTGCCGAAGATGCGGCTCGTGCGCCTCGTCGGCGGCCAAACGTTCGAAATTCATTCGGTCGACAACGCGGAGTTCCGGAACCGTCAGCTGACGCTGCAGTGTTCGGAAGTCCAATCCGCCCCGGCTTAGAGGACGCATGAGCGCACGCCGCATCGCCATCCTTGGATTTGCCCGGACCTACATCGACGCGCCGTTCACCGACGCGACCGTCGAGATCTGGGGCATGAACGAGCTCTACAAACTGATCCCGCGCTGGTCGCGCTGGTTCGAACTGCATGACACCGGGTATCTCGGGAAGACCGCGCGCGCGGAGACGCCCGACGAACCGACGAAGCATCTCGAGTGGCTGCGCGCGCAAGCGCCGGCGCGGCCGATCTACATGCTGCGCGCGTTCGACGACATCCCGGCGAGCGTCGCCTATCCGCTCGAGCGGGTCGCGGCGCGGTTCGGGCGGTACTTCACCTCGACGGTCGGCTACATGCTCGCGCTGGCGATCGACGAGATCCTCGCCGAGCGCCCGGATCCGGCGGTGCCGGTGCCCGGCGAATGGATTGGGCTCTACGGCATCGACCTCGGATCGGAAGTCGAGTACATGCAACAGCGGCCGAACGCCGAATATCTGGTCGGCTGGGCGCGCGGGCTCGGCATTCCGGTCGCGATTCCTGACACCGCCGCGATCTGCCACGCCGCCGGGCTCTACGGCTTCGAGCCGCCGCCGAACGAGAGCGGCCTGGTGAACGAACACTTCCTGCGCGTGCAGTACGGCCGCGCCCAGCAGAAGCACTACGAAGCCGAAGCCAACATGCGCACCAAGGACGGCGTGCTGCAGACGCTGGCCGTGCTGAATCAGAAGCGCGACGAGTTGAAGCTCTCGCCCGAGGCGCTGACGTTCATCCGATCGCTGATCGCCGCGACGGAGGACGGGCGCGGCCAGGACAACGCGAACTGGAACAAGCTCGCCGGCGTCATGGAGTCGTTCCAGTTGTGTCTGCAGGCGATGGAGTTCCGGCGCCGCGGCATCTACATCCCCGAATGCGATCCGTTTGCGCCGCCGCCCGAGGGGAGCTGCTCGTGACGACCACGGCCGACACGCAGCGGTACTGGACGCCGACGCCGGCCGATCTACCGAATGTCGAGGCCGTCGCGCGCCATTACTGGGACAGCGCCGCGGCCCCGCACCGCGCGTGGGTCGTCGCGGCGCTCGCGGTCCTCGGCGACGTGCAGAGCGTGCTCGATCTCGGCTGTCAGTGCGGCCCGAACCTCCGCGTGCTCCACGACCACTATCCGCACCTGCAGCTGATCGGCCTCGATTGCAATCCGCAGGCGCTCGCGTTCGGCCGGCAGTGGTTACCGGAGGCGGACTTCCTCGAGGGCGTCCTGCCCGACGCGCTGACGTCGTGGGGCGACCACTCGGTCGATGTCGTGCTCTCGACCTACACGCTCGCGTACCAAAGTCCGGACACGATCGAGGCGGCGCTCGCGCACTGCCTGCGCATCGCCCGGCGCGCGGTGATTCTGATCGAGCCGATGCCCAATCCGGATCCGGAACGGATCGACGTGGCGGGCAGCGACTACGTCGAATGGCGCCATCCCTACGGTGTGATCCTCGGCTGGCTCGTGACGCAGCACGGCGCGCGGACGTTCCGCTGGGAACCGATGCCGCGCTACGACACGCTGAGCGGGGCGCTGATCATCACACCGACCGGAGGCCTCGATGCCCAATAACACGGGCGCGATGCTCGGCGTGCGCGAAGCGAAGGCGGCCTTTCAGACGGTCGAACCGGTGCTGCGCGATCGGCTCGGTGATGCGACCGAGCAGACCGCGCGCGTGATCGCGTTCAACGCCCAGCAGCGCGTCCGCCGGCGGTACGGCATTCTCGCCGACCACATCCGGTACTCGATGAGTCGTAAAACTGGTGTCGCGAAAGTCGGCATCGGACCGCGCGAGACCATCGAGCTCCCCACCGGCCACGGCACCGAAGTGCCGACGCACATCGCGCACCTGGTCGAGTTCGGGCACGGCGGGCCGCATCCCGCCGAGGCGGAGGATCCGTTAATGCTGCCCGCGGCCGAGGGAGAAAAAGGGAATTACCTGCAGCGCTGACAGCAGGCCGGCAGCGAGGCCGAGCGGCAGATCGCGGCGACGGGCGGAGGGCTGCTCTAAATGCCGCGTGGCGCCGCCCAGTCCGCGCTCGAGCCGATTCTGACGGCGACCTACGGGGCGCTCAACACGTCCGCCGTCACCGCCCTGGCGCCGGTCTACAACCACGTGCCGCAGGGCACGGCGCGGCCGTATCTCGTCATCGAAAACCCGACCGAAGTGCCGTGGAACACGATGGGCGAGTTCGGCAAGGACGTGACCGTGCAGCTGCACGCCGTGAGCGAGGCCTTCGGCGATCAGGAAGCGCTGCGGATTTTGAACGCGGCGATTCTCGTGCTCGATTACAGCAAGCCGGCGATCAGCAGCCATCAGTGCGTGTCGTTTAAGTACGAACACGGGAGTTCGTATAAGGAGGAGCTCGTCGGCGGGGTGATTGTGCGACATCACATCGCCCTGATGCGCGTGTTCGTCGCGCAGTCGACGTCGTGACCACGGCGGAGCAGATCGTCGCGCTCCTGACGGAGATTCGCGATCTGTTGAAGACGCCGATGCAGCCGGAGGCATCGAGCGATCCCGAGCACTGTGTGCATCCGGACGACAAGCGTGTGTCGTTGAAAGCTATGGGCACTCGTGGCACGCACTATCTGTGCAGCGAGTGCGGAACCGTCGTCCGGACCACTTCATACGGAGTTTGGTTTATGGCCCCGAGCGCAATCGGACGTCACGTGCTCGACTCGGCGCTCGTGCAGCTCACGAGCAATCTGCACGACATCAGCAACCGCGTGGAGTCGGTCGAACTCATGACCGGCACGAAGGCCGTGCCCGTGACGGCGTTCGGCGACGGCTGGGACAACTACAAGCCGTCGAAGATCAACCACTGGTCGCTGAAGCTCACGCTGTTTCAGGACTACACGACCGACACCACGGGCGACGTCTTCACGGAGCTGCAGACGTTTCTGACCGGCAACGTGCCGATCCAGGTGACGGTGTTTCCGACGACGGGCCTGCGTGGCACGCTCAACGGCAACCCCGGCTTCCAAGGCAACATCGTGATCGATGGCGACTTCGCGCAGATCGCCGCGCAAGTCGGCCAGGCGAACAAGACCACCGTCACCTTCCGCGGCGCCGGCGCGCTCACGTTTCTCACGTCGTCCACGTCGTAAAGGAGTGTTCGCATGTCGTCACGCGATCTGTTACTGGGCGCGGTGGAGCTGCCGCGCGAAGTGGTGCCGGTGCCCGAGCTCGGCGAGGGCGTCTCGTTCACCGTCCGCGGCATGACGGGCGAAGAACGGGACGCCTTCGAGATCAGTCTCACCGCGCCGACGGCGAATCAACGTCGGCGCGTGCCGGCGACGGAGAACTACCGGGCGAAGCTGCTCGTGTACACGATCATCGACCCGGAGACGGGCGCGCTGCTCTTCACGCCGAACGATGTGTCGGCGGTCGGGAAGATCCGCGCCGACGTGCTCGATCGGCTGGCGAAGGTGGCGCAACGGCTGTCGGCGCTGCGTCCCGAAGACATGGAGACCGCGGAAAAAAACTGACGGGGGGATTCACGCGCTTTACCTGGGACCTGGCGCGTGCATTCCAGACACCACGCGGCGAACTCTTGCGGCGGATGTCGGCGGCGGAATTGACCGGCTGGCAGGCGTACTACAGGACCGTCCAACGCGAACACGACGAACAGACCGGCACGATCCGGTCGTAGGAGTGCGCCATCGCGACCATTGCGAGCCTCATCGTCCAGGTGGCGGCGGATACGTCCGCGCTGATCCGCAGCGTCGATGAGACGAACACGAAGCTCGATGACTTGTCGTCGCATGCTGTCGGCACGATTGCCGAAGGCACCGCGCTCGGCGAGACGTTCGTCCATGCCGGCGAGAAGATCCTCGACGTCACCGTCGAGGCGATCAAGTCCCTCACCGAGTCGCTCGTCGAACTGACCCTCCAGGGCTCGCACGTCGCCGACGTGGAGGCGGGCTTCGACCATCTGACGGAGACCGCCGGCCACCTCGGATCCCAACTCCTCGGGACGCTGCAGCAAGGCACGCGGAACACGATCGATAACTTCGCGCTGATGAAGCAGGTGAACCAGGACCTGGCCGCCGGGATGAACCTGACCGACGATCAGTTCGGCATGCTCGCCCAGGGATCCTTCGCTCTGGCGAAAGTCACCGGCGGCGACGTCGCCTCGGCGTTCGCGACGATGAACACGGCGATGGAGACGGGCCGCGTCCGCGCGCTGGCGCTGCTGACGGGCAAGATCGATCTGAAATCGGCGGAAACGGCGTTCGCGGAGTCGCTCGGGCACACCGCCGCCGAACTCAGTGCCGAAGGGAAGCTCGAGGCGGACCGGGAAGCGATTCTCACCGCCGTCCAAGCCGCGCTCGCGCGTGTCGGCGATCAGCACGTCAGCCTCGCCGACAAGATCGCGCGGGCGCACACCTGGTGGCAGAACTTCGAAGACGATCTCGGTAAAACCCTCGCAACGTCGCCCGTGCTCAACGCGGCGCTCGACACGATCGGCCAGACGATCGCGCGGGCCTTTGGCGGCGACCGCGAGACCATCATTCGGAACGTCGCCAACGCCGTGAATCAGTTCGCGATCCTCGCCGTCCAGGCCGCGACCTTCATCGCGCAATCCTTCACGCAGATGATCGCGCTCATCGATGCGTGGGTGACGATGGCGTCGAAGGTGCCGATTTTCGGGACCGAGGTCACCGTGCTGAAGGCGGCCCTAGACACCGCCGGCGTGGCCGCCGCGACGGCGACCGGTGGCTTGCTCCAAACGCGCGCCGCCATGGAGGCAGCCGCGGCCGCCATGAAGAACGGCGCCGACGCCGCCACGACCGAAGCGACCGCGCACGATCACGCGGCCACGGCCGCCCAGACTCACGGCCAGTACATCAAGGACCTCACCGCCAGCTTCGTGAAGTACGCGACGGCCTGGGAACAGTTGAATTCGATCGGCGCGACGTACGAGGACACGCTCGCGACGATCAATCCGAAAATCCTCGAGCAGGTCGAGTACTACCTACGGCTCGGCGCGAGCGTGTCGACGGTCGCGAACGCGTATCCGATGCTGACGGCGGCCCAGGTGCAGGCGGTCGATGCGTATCTGAAGAAAGTCACGCAGGGCACGGCGGAGGCCGAGAAACTCTGGATCGAGTACGACTCCATCGTCGCCTCGCATGGGCAGACGACGATGGCGGCGCAGATCTCGGCGATCGACAAGTGGGCCGAAGATCTCGAAGTCAAAGCGCAGAAGGCCGGGACCGACACGGTCGCGTTCTACGACGCGCTCGCCGCGGCCTGGACCGCTAAGCTGAACGGCATCGCCGTCAACTGGAAAGCGATCAACGACGACCTCACGAATCACACGAAGACCGGCCTGCAGCAACAAGCCGACATCGCGCGCGCGACGTTTGAGGAGGCCGAAAAGCACGTCGGCGAGCTGAGCGACGAGATCATCCAGAAGTACCGCGATCAGATGGACGCGGCGCAGAAGGCCGCCGACATGTACGGCATCACGCTCGGCGGATCGCTCGATACGGTGAAGGCGAAGGCCGACGCGGCGATGAATTCGATCACCGCGCTCAACACGGCGTCGCTGCAGATGTGGAAAGACTACGCGGCCTCGCTCGACAAGCTCGCGCTCACGCCGGGATCGATGCTCGGCTTCAGCACCGGCACGATGGTGCAGT